GGAAAAGTACGTGCAGGGCTACTGTTTGTTGTATGTAAAGAACTGGTAAAAGAAAATTATGACTATTCGACAGCATCGAGCTTATGGGTCAAATGGTATGAGGGGTTTGACAGGATGGAGAAAGCATATGAAACTGGCGTTTGGAACGCTAATCCTAGTGGTCTTTGTAAACAACATTGTGTAGTCACAGAGTGTGTGTATAACGGGAGGAACTAATGCCGTACAAAAACAAAGCAGATCGTAAAAAACAAAAGAACCCACCTGTGGGTAGTAAAGAACATAAGGCGAGGATGGAACGTCAACGTGCTCGACGTAAAATGGATAAAACGGGCAAAGATGCTAACAGAGATGGCAGGGCTGATAAACGAGAAGGCAAGGATGTTAGCCATAAGAAAGCATTGAGTAGAGGTGGTAAAAACAAAGATGGTGTGCGTATAGAGAGTAAGTCAGCAAACCGTAGCCGCAACTTAAAGAAGAAAAAGAAATGAAACCGTTTTGCTATAACGCAAAAATAATTAGGGTGGTAGATGGCGATACCATCGATGTGAACTTAGATCTAGGGTTTGACATATGGCACAAAACACGGGTAAGACTTGCAGGAATTGACACACCTGAGTCACGCACACGTAACAAGGCAGAGAAGGCTCTAGGTAAAGCTGCTGCTATGAAACTTAGAGTTTTGTGTGGAGAGAAGATATTACTAGAATCATTGGGTAAGGGAAAGTATGGGAGAGTGCTTGGTATTCCTTACACGATAGAGGGAAGAAATATTTGTGAAGTACTAATTAAAGAAGGCCATGCCGTGGAGTATTGGGGTGGCAAGAAACGCAAAGTGTGGGCGTAGACGGTGCCTAGATCCGTCTTTAAAAGGTGTAGCTCCTCGTTCTCCAAGGGGTGTTTATCTCATTTGGCTATACAAAATCTAGGAAGTCCGAGGGTTTTGTTTCCTTTTCCCAATATTCTCGACCTGATCCTATCGAGGGGCGAAGCAGGATCATACAGGTTATCTTCTATGCTATCTTCAGTTACTCCCCGGAGCTGCCACGTAAACCATTTGGTGATGTAAACACAATATGCAAATAATAGATGATAGAGCACTCGTTCTTAGAGTCAGAGACCCACACAAAGTAAGTGATGCTATTAGTCATAGCAAAGTATTACCAGACAATAAAGTAGTGGTCAGATGGGGGCTTGATGAATGTAGGATTTTGAGGGACATGAACATCAAAGCACCCTCTCCGATAGAAAAGAAATACAAATGGACAGGGCAATACGCACCGTTTGAACACCAGAAAACCACCGCTGCATTTTTAACACTTCGTAGAAAAGCCTTTTGTTTTAATGAGCAGGGGACAGGTAAGACTGCCTCTGCTATCTGGGCATCTGATTATTTATTATCTCAAGGCATAATTAATCGTGTGCTTATTGTATGCCCACTGTCTATTATGGATTCTGCTTGGCGGGATGACTTATTTAAATTCGCTATGCATAGAACTGTAGACATAGCGTATGGTTCTGCTAAGAAGCGTAAAGAAATAGTAGCCAACGATGCGGAGTACATAATCACTAACTACGATGGGTTAGCGATACTTGAAAAAGATTTACAGGATAGAGATTTAATAATTGTAGACGAAGCAACGCATTACAAAAATGCTCGTACAGATCGTTGGAAAGTTCTTAACAGGATGGTTAAACCTGATACGTGGGTGTGGATGATGACGGGCACACCTGCCGCACAGAGTCCTTTGGATGCATACGGTTTGGCTAAAATAATAAACCCCAACAGTGTTCCTAGATTTTACGGTTCGTTTAGAGATCAGGTAATGATAAGGGTAAGCCAATTCAAGTGGATGCCAAAACCAGATTCATCGACTATTGTTTATAATGCGTTACAACCTGCGATACGTTTTACTAAAGATGAATGTCTTGATCTACCACCTATGGTATACACAAAACGAGAAGTAGAACTGACACGACAACAAAAGAAATATTATAAGGAACTGAAGGGTAAGATGGTCATGCAAGCCGCAGGTGAACAGATAACAGCGGTCAATGCAGCAGTTAACATGAACAAACTCTTACAGATATCAAGTGGTGCTGTGTATACAGACGAGGGAGATGCTTTAGAGTTTGATATATCGCACCGCTATAAAGTATTGCGTGAGGTCATAGACGAATCAAGCAAAAAGGTGCTTGTGTTTGTGCCGTTTAAACATGCTATAGATTTGATTACTGATAAATTAAACAAGGATGGCATCCGCACAGACTACATACGTGGAGATGTATCTGCTGCAAAACGAACCGATATATTTAAACGCTTTCAAACACAAGACGATTTACGTGTGCTTGTCATACAACCACAAGCAGCAGCACACGGTGTAACGCTTACAGCAGCTAATACAGTTGTATGGTGGGGACCAACGAGTAGTTTAGAAACGTATGCTCAAGCCAACGCCCGTGTTCACAGGTCAGGTCAAGATCATAAATGCACAGTCGTGCAACTCCAAGGATCAGGTATAGAGAAACGTGTGTATAGACTATTAGACAGTAGGATAGACGTTCACACACAAATTATCAGTTTATATCAAGAAATACTTGATTAAATAATCAAATATCATTATTCTATACTCTTTATCACCAAACGGAGAATGTCTGTGGCATTGACACCAGAAAAATTAGTTGAGACTTACTTGAAGATAAAAGATCGTAGGTCTGAACTATCTGCCAAATATAAGGAAGAGGACTCTGCTCTTACGAATCAACTTGATAAGGTCAAACAAGCGTTGCTTGATTACTGTGCAGAACAAAATGTTGAAAGTGTACGCACTTCAGCAGGTTTATTCTACAGATCAACCAAGACAAGGTATTGGACATCTGATTGGTCGTCCATGTATGAATTTATCATGGAGAATCAAGTGCCAGAGTTTTTTGACAAACGTCTCAACCAAAGCAATGTTAGACAGTTTTTGGAAGAGAATCCCGACCTTGTGCCGAAGGGTCTTAACGTAGACAGCGAATATGCTATCGCAGTGAGGAAGAAATGACAGAGAAATATGTTTCTATATCGGAACTGGCAGACCATTTAGCAGTATCTATTCCTACGATACGTTCTTGGATGAGCAATAAAACTCTACCCAGTGAGTGTTATTTAAATATTGCTAAGACATACAGATTTAAAATATCTGAGGTCGAAGCGTGTTTTAAGAAGTCGGAAAAGAAAGAAGCACCGATTGCGTACACTGATGAAATGGTAGACTTGGATTTATAAGTGTGCGTCGAATTAGTATACGCAATAAAAAATTCTCCATCGTGGGACACGGGCAACGGACTACGATGGATGCAAACTTCAAGGACATTGTTGTGGTGGATATGGCTAATGTGTCGAGAGTCTATTACGAGGGCGAGTATGAGCAGAATATTCAGAAAGCACCTACGTGTTGGTCTGTCGATAACCAGCGTCCCGCAGAAGGTGTCCTTGAAGAAAATAAACAAGCAAACCGCTGTTTAGACTGTACGCACAACATACGTGGGTCAGGACAGAATCGTGGTAGAGCTTGCAAGTTTATACAGAATATAGCTGTTGCTTTTGAAGGACAGTTCGATACTATGTATAGACTAAAACTCCCTGCTACGTCCATATACGGAAAAGCAAAAGGGGGTCATCTACCGATGCAAGAGTACATGAAGTTCTTGTCTAGCAGAGGTAGCGAGATATCGTCCGTTCTAACAAGAATGTACTTTGACTCAAGCAGTAATGTACCAAAACTTTTCTTCAAGCCAATGCGATCATTGACGGGTGAGGAGTTGTCTACGGTGGGTGAAATGCAAAACCATGTAGACACACATATGGCAATCAGTTTTATTGTCATACCAAACTCTCCCTTTGATGTCACTGAAGGCTTTGAACTAAACGCAACGTAAGAAGGAAAAACTTATGTATATATTGAAGCAAGTAGAAGTGTTGTACCCCAAAGTTGACCGTCCTTATAGATTTGATAGCAGTGCAGGTGAACGAGGTAGAAGTGTACCTTGTGACCCTACTGATGACGGTGCAGTGTATGAGGTACAGTTTTTGATGGGCAAAGATCAAGCAAAAGATCTGTGGACTGAAATGTCAAAAGTCTATCAAGAGAAAAAGCAGAAGGGATGGCCCGCAAAAGTACCACAACCTCAAAAGTCAGAGGATGATAAATTTATTGGTAAGTGTAGACAAACCGCTGCTTATGACGGTAATCCTGTTACACCCCCTAAAATTTTTGATTCTAAGAACAAGGAATTCCCAGAGGGATTTCAGTTAGGGTCTGGCAGTGTTGCTAACATAGCAGTGACGTTTCACCCACACGGGATGACTGGCGGTGTAAGATTGAGACCAGTTGCTATACAAGTGGTGGAGCTTAAAACACCAGAGGCACGTTCACCATTTGAGGCTACTGATGGTTATAGTCTTGATGGAGGTGAAGCGGTAACAGCAGATATCTTTGATTCGGTTGAAGAGGAAGAACCAACACCAGAACCAAAGAAGGCAGTGAAGAAAAAGGCTAGTAAGCCTACTGATGACGATACAGACATATCTGATATTGTTGATGAGTGGGATGACTAACAGCCAAACAAACCAAGTAGCTAGGAATACCGAAAAGGGTGCTTATGCACCCCTGCTACCCTGCCTTGGAATAAATAATGGATACACAAGAATTTTTAGAAAAGGTCGTGTCAGATGAAGGGTTGTATTGCACGTTTGCATACAACACGCAAAGTAGAAAAAGAGTACAGAAGTTTCATTCCACGTTCGCAGAACTTATACAGGAATCTCAGGATTTAGACGAGAAAGGTTACGACTCTTATTTTGCTCTTAGCACATTTAAAGAAAGCGACTCACGTAAGGTTACGAACACACACAAACTTAAATCTTTCTTTTTGGATTTGGATTGCGGTGAGGGTAAAGATTATCCTAATCAATCAGAAGCTATAAAAGATCTAAAAAGATTTTGTAAGACGTGTCAATTCCCTGCACCAATCATCGTCAATTCTGGCAGGGGTATACATGCTTATTGGGCATTGTCTGAACATGTTGTATATGAAGATTGGTCTCCGGTAGCAGAGCGACTAAAAAAACTTTGTGCTACACACGATCTTAAAGCAGATGCTGCTGTTACATCTGACGGAGCTAGAGTGCTTCGTTTACCTAACACGCATAACCACAAGACAGATCCACCAACTCCAGTTAAATGTTTGAGAGGCAGAGGGCTGATAGACTTTGAAGCCTTCGCTACTTTGGTGGGAGATGAACCTATAGGTGAACCATCTAAGATGGAGGACTTTGGCGTTTTAGCACAACGTCTGTTAAGTAACAAAGAAAGTTATTTTAAGGATGTGCTCAAGAAATGCGCCCAGATGAAACACGTATGGCAGAATCCAGAGGATGTGAGTGAGCCGTTATGGTTTGATGCAATCTCCATAGTCAAACACTGTGTAGACGGGGGTAGGGATGGAGCACACAAATTATCAAGTAAGTATTCTGCATACGATCCAGAAGAGACAGATAATAAATACGATACAACAAAGTACGTGCATAAATGTGAAACTATAAACGAGCACCGTACTGGAGTGTGTGGTGACTGCCCACACTGGAGTAAGAAGTCTTCGCCCATAACATTGGGTATACGTATAAAAGAAGGTAACGCACCCAACATACCTAAATACCCCCCACCTTATTTTAGAGGGGCAAACGGTGGTGTTTACATAAGAACTAAAGACAAAGACGGAGAGACAGAAGAGAGACAGATATACCCTTATGATCTTTATGTAACTAAACGCATAGAAGATCCTGATGAGGGAGAGAGCGTGGTTATGCGGTTGCATTTACCAAAAGACCCAATGCGTGAATTTACAATACCTTTGACTGTTGTTACTTCACCACAAGAATTTCGTAAAGGGATGACTAAACACGGTGTTGCCGTAGCGAGGATGGATGACATAATGCACTACACAATTAAATGGATAAACGAATTACAGGCTACTACAGAAACACAAGATGCTCACACACAGTTTGGATGGGTGGGTGAGGAGTTTGAATCATTCATAGTAGGCGACAAGCAGATATTCGGGGATAGGATAGAGGATAACCCTCCCTCAAAGGCTACTAAGAATTTGTTCTATGCTTTTGAACCTAAAGGCACTTTGGAAGAATGGACGGAGACTGCCAACTTCTACAACCGCAAAGGGTTTGAACTACACCAGTATATAGTAGCTACATCCTTTGGTTCTCCTCTCATGGCTCTTACTCCTGTAGCTTGTGGCAGCTTGCATTTACACAGTCAGGAATCTGGTCTTGGTAAGACAACCGCTAAACACGTAGCAATGGGAGCATGGGGTAAACCAGAAGAACTGGTGCTTGATAGAGTGGACACCGATTCTAGTTTGATGTTACGTGGAGAGATATACCACAACTTACCATTCTATGTTGACGAACTGACCAACGCAGACCCCAAGGAGTTATCTGACTTTGTTTATCAACTGTCAAGTGGTAGACAGAGAAACCGTATGACAGGAGGCGCGAACTTAGAAAGGAGCAGGGGTGAACCGTGGGCTTTGATTTCTGTTACGTCAGGTAACAAAAGCGTACTAGAATGTATATCCACTGTGAAAGATGCACCAGAAGCAGAAGCACAGAGAATGATGGAGTGCCGACCCATTAAATTATTTGACAATACTTTGAGTAAGGCATTGACCGATAAACATCAGACCAAAGCAAAAAGTATTTACGGTCATGCAGGACCAATATACATACAGTGGGTAATCAACAACATAGACGAAACTAGACGTATACTGCTGACGATACAAAAGAAGATAGACGAGAAGGCTGATCTAAAACCTGAGAACAGATTCTGGTCGTGGAAAGTGGCGTGTACTTTAGCAGGTGCTCTGATAGCTACAAAACTTGGTTTGATAGATCCCTCTAGCAAACGATTGGCTGCATTCGCGCTAGAACTTATAGAAGAGAACAAAAGGAACATTGAAGATATGGCGATATCTGTACAGGACGTAGTGACTGCTTACATATACGAGAACTGGGGTAACATACTAAGGATAAAAAGCACTGCTGATCTACGAGCTAGTGATGAGTTGGTTATACCAGAGACAGATCCTAAGATACGAATAGTAGGGCGTTACGAACCAGACACTGAACTAATATACCTGCTGCCTAAACACCTCAAGGCTTCTTGTTTGAAACAATCAATAAACTGGGGGTCTTTCGTTAAGGATCTAAAAGAGAAGATGGGTGCTAAATCTACGACTATTCGGTTGAGTAAAGGGGTATCTTTGGATTTAGGTGTATCGAGAGTTTTACGTATAAACTGTAGTGGTATGAATTTGATAGAGCCAAAAGATGTTGATGTTGGATGATTTAGATCCAGACGGTATAAAAATAATAGTTGACTGGAATAGTATGGTAATAAACGCTTCTGTTTTTATACCTTGCATTAACACAAAGAAAACTATTGCAGAGTGTAAACGCATATTTGAATTGAAAAGTTGGGGTATAGAAACTAGAATATTAATCGAGGATTGTAAATTAGGAGTTCGTATTTGGAGAACTTACTAACCTCATATTTTATCCCCCTCTCTTTAGCCCCCTATTAATAGGGGGTTTTTTTAATCTAAAAAGTCATAGAACTTATCGCCATAACGATT